AAATATAAAGAAGTTATTTTATAAATATAAGGCTCGCGTAATTGCATTAGATACAAATGGTTTGGGTATTGGTTTATTAGACTTTATGGTAAAGGCTCAAGAAACTCCAGATGGATAGTATTTACCTCCTTTTGGAATTTAGAATGATGAAGAAGGTGTTTATAAAAAATACTTTAAAGGAGTTAATGATGTATAGAAAGATGCTATTTTCCAAATAAAGGCTAATGCTCCAATTAATACATAGGCTTATTCTTTTGCTCAAACTCAGATGTCTAGCGGTAAGATTAAGTTTTTAATAGATGAAGCTTAGGCAAAAGCTAAATTAATGGAAACGAAACAGGGACAGAATATGACTGTTGATAAAAGAAATGAGTATTTGAAGCCTTTTGTTCTTACAACTATTTTAAGAGAACAAATGCTTAATCTTGTTGAAGATAATGAAGGTGTTAATATTATTTTAAAACAAGAGAATAGAGGTATAAAAAAGGATAAGTTTTCTTCTTTTGTGTATGGTTTGTATTATATTAAAAAGGAAGAAGATAGAAAGAAGAAAAGGAGAGGAAGAGATGTTAGCAAACTTTTCTTATTTTCTTCTTAAAAATAATGGACATTTTTTCAAAACAAGAAATTGTATTTTTTTAAATATAAATGTAAAACAAGAAAGGAGAAATATATTTCTATGAGAAGTTCAAGAGCAGAAATAAAGATAGAAGAAATTTTGTCAAATGCGGGTCTCAACTTTAAAGAAGAGTATAGTTTTCCTGATTTAATAGGACAGGGAGGTCATGCCTTAAGGTTTGACTTCGCTGTCTTTGACGATGATGATGAATTGGAATTTTTGATTTAGTATCAAGGAATCCAACATTATAAAGCAAAAAGTATCTTTGGTGGAGTTTCTGGATTGAATAAGCAACAGTATTATGATATGCAGAAACGTGAGTATTGTAAGAAACATGGAATTAAATTAGTTTTAATTCCCTATTGGGATGAAAATTTAATTACTTACGATTACATTATGAATAAAGCAGATATTTTTTGATGAAAGGTAAAAGGTGACTTCTTTGATAAATAGAGCAGCAGAAATAAAAAGACAAAATTTAATACTTGAAGGCACCGGCAATGGGAGAGTAGATTATTCAAAAATAAAAATTGGAACTAAAACTTTATAGGATGCAATTTTAAATATAGGTGAATATAAAAGAACTAATCCTGTATTGGGAGATAAAAAATAGGTCATGAGGGCTATTAATGCAAATGATATTGAAAGAATGAGATAGATTTCAAATTTCTTTTTTAAGACAAGCGGAATCTATTCTCGGTTATGTCGTTACATGGCTTATCTATATAAGTATGATTGGTTCATTACTCCCTACATTTAGAATTGTGAAGGGTTACTTGACCAAGATAGCGGCCTGGGTGATGTAGGTGCAACCTAGACCTAGGCAGATAATAAAGCTAGAAAAAAGCAATTTGCTAATTTCTTTAAAGTGTTAAAATACTTTGAAGCTTTTTAGATAAAGCGTTTTTGTGGAGAGGTAGCTTTAAAAGTTATTAAAAACGGTTGTTATTATGGGTATCTTATTCCAAGACCTAATAAGATGACTGTTCAAGAATTGCCTATAAGGTACTGCCGTACTCGTTTTGAAGTAGATAACCGTCCGGTAGTTGAGTTCAATATGCATTATTTTGATGATTATTTCCATGATGAAAAACAACGTATTGCGATATTAAATCTATTCCCGCCAGAATTTAAGAAGGGTTATAATTTATATCGTAAGGGAAAATTAATGCCAACTTTCCCTGGGGATACCCCGGGGTGGTATTTATTAGATCCAAAAAGCACAATAAAGTTTAATATTAACGGTTAGGATTATCCTGCTTTTATTTCTGTTATTCCTGCCATTATTGATTTAGACATGGCACAGGATTTAGATCGAAGAAAAATGGCACAAAAACTAATGAAGATTATTGTACAAAAGATGCCGTTAGATAAGAACGGAGACTTAGTTTTTGATATGGATGAAATTGGAGAAATCCATAACAATACAGTTAAGATGTTGACTAGAGCGATTGGAATAGATGTTTTAACAACTGTAGCAGATGTTGATGTAGCAGACATGTCTGATAAGGGAACTACTACTACAGTAGATGAATTAGCAAAAGTAGAAAGAACTGTTTATAACGAAGCAGGTACTTCTCAACAGCAATTTAACAGTGATAATAACACTGCTTTAAATAACTCTATTCTAAACGACTAGGCTTCAATGTATAATCTTTTAGTTCAATTTGAATCTTTCTTAAATCTAATGTTAGAGCCTTTTAATAAATCTCCTAAGAGATGTTATTATCAAGCTCAATTCTTAACTACAACTATCTATAATTATAAATAGATGGCTAAGTTATATAAAGAGCAGGCACAAATGGGATATAATAAGATGTTACCACAGGTAGCATTGGGTCAAACTCAAAGTTCAGTATTAGCTAATGCGTACTTTGAAAATGATATATTAGATCTTGTTCGTGTCTTCGTACCTCCGCTTACTTCTAATACAATGAACGCTGAAGCTTTACAACAGCGGTCAGCTGCTTCACGCGGAGGCGCGAACCCAGCAGGAAATAATCCAGGTTCTTCTGGAGAAGGCGCCGGCCGCCCCGAGAAAGAAGATAATCAAAAGAGTGAAAAAACATTACGAAATAAAGAAAGTATGTAAGGGGGTAAAAAATGAGTTTAGCACATAAAAGTGTAGCAACTATACAAAATCCTGAATTTATTAATCTTACTCCTCTTGATATTAATCCTTTAATGTCCGCTTGTGAAATTAAAATTTTTTATCTTGGAGAAAATCGTAATAGAAGTTTTATTTCTAAAGACGTGGCTATTTAGATGGCTAAGACTCTTAGAGGTGCTCCTATTGTTGGATATTATAAACCTGAGAAAGAAGATTTTCTGGACCATGGAGAGGAAATAACCATTGATGGTGATGGTGTTCACTTTAAGAACAATACTAAACCATATGGGTTTGTGGCTCCAGACGCTAAGGTTTGGTTTAAAGATTTTGAAGAGGAAGATGAATTCGGAAATTCCATAATTAGAACCTATTTAATGACAACCGGTTATTTATGGACTGGTCAGTTCGAATAGGCAAATAAAGTTTTCTAGGCAGATGGAAAACCTCATTCAATGGAATTGGATGATAAAAGTTTACAAGGACATTGGACAACAAATCCAAAAAATAATATGGAATTTTTTATTATTAATGACGCAATATTTGAGAAACTCTGTATATTAGGAGATGAGGTTGAACCTTGTTTTGAGGGAAGTGGAGTAACTGCACCTAAAATTAGTGCGACCTTTTCTCTGGATGAAAATTTTAAGCATACTCTGTTCACTATGATGGAAGAATTAAAGTATGCTTTAGAAGGAGGCAATACTATGGTGAAAGTAACTGAAGATTCAGTAAAAGACCTTGAAACAACTGCAGTTGAACCTGAAGTTGCAACAGATTTTACTGAAAATCAAGTTAATAAAAATGAGTCTTCATCTAGTGAGCAAGTTCCTACTTCAGAATTTAAAAAAGATGATGAAGAGGACAAAAAGGAAAAAGAAAATCCTTCTGAAAGTAAGGATGATAAGAAGGATGAAGATTCTGAATCTAATGGCGGAAGCGCTGATGAAAAAGAAGATGCTTCTGACAAAGAAGATAAAGAAGAAGAAGATAAAAAGAAGAAGGAAAAATTTACTGTCCTTGAGCAAAAATATCAAGAGTTGCAAGCTAGTTATGCTTCTTTAGAGGAAGAAGTGAAAGAACTAAGAACTTTCAAGAAGAATATTGAGGACAAGCAAAAGGATGACCTTATTGCAGATTTTTATATGCTTTCTGATGAAGATAAGAAAGATGTTATTGAACATAAGGCTGAATATTCATTAGAAGATATTAAATCTAAATTAGCTGTAATTTGCTTTGAAAAGAAGGTCAATTTCAATTTAGATACTTCTTCTGAAAATGAAGAATTAAATGTAGAAGCAGAAGATGATTCTCCTGTTACTACTTTTAATGTAAAAGCAACAGAAGATTCAACTGTACCTGAATGGGTGCGTGCGGTTGAGTCCGCAATGAATGATAAATATTAATTAGGAGGATACTTAATATGGCAACAAGAAAAGGCTATGGACAAGTAGAACGCCACCACATGGCTGCTCCACACAATGGTCAAATCTATGCACAACTTCCTGCTATGAAGAAAGAGGGAAATGCTTGGGTTCCTGTAACACAGCTTGAAAATGGACAGTTTTTAAAATATGATTATGAACATGGTGTAGCTAGTGTAGGTGAAACTGGTGATAATGATGATGGAAAAGAGTGGTTCCTTGTATATAATGAGGAAAAACTATATGACGAAAGACGCCAGAACCATAAAGATTTTGCTATGCTTGCAAAGGATATGTCTGATGGACTTATCTATCCTAGACTTCTAAGAACTTTTGTAGGCGATTTATTTACTACAAATACCTTTAGAACTACGGGTGGAGCTACTGTAACTGGTCCTGATGCAGAAATTACAATTCCTGATTTACAAGTAGGTAATTTCTTAGTTATTGATGATGATGGTTGGCTAGTAAAGGCTGATACTAAACCTGCAGTTGGTATTGTATTTCAGGTAGTTCCTCATTTTTCACAAATGGATCGTGGAGTAATTGGAACTACACCTAAGCATACTTTACCTGATCAACAATTCGCAGTGAAGCTTCAAAGAATACAGTAATTAAAAGGAGGAAATGACGATGGCTTTAGAAAAAAATCAACTTATCGCATTAGCTAAGGCTACTGCAAGAGCTTCATTAAATCCTTCAACTGCATTCTCTTGGAATGACAAGAAGTTAACTTTTGAAGCTCTTAATGAAGTTTTCCAAAAGGAAATGAATGAACTTGCTGGTACATATGCACTGTACCGTGAGAATAAGAATACAATTTTCAGACTGATTGAAGAAGGACTTGATGAAATTCTTCCTGCAAAGGTTATGCAGAATTATGGTCAGTTTGCTGATACTAAGACCTATGCACAAGGCGACAAGCCTGTATTCCGTGTAAGAGTTAGTGAATACTCTAAGAAGCGTGCGAAGAGCTTCGTTACAAGAGTAGGTCTTGCTGGTAGATATGAAACATTTAAGCTTGATGGATACACAATGGAAGTCAACATGGCTGCATACGGCGGAGCTGCTGAAATCGGCTTTGAGGAATTCCTTGATGGTCGTATTACAATGGCTGATGTTTATAATTTAGTTCTTGAAGGTCTTGACGAGGTCGTTTATAAAGAAATCGCTAAGGCTATGGAACAATTAGCAAATAGTACAAATATTCCTAGAGCCAATAAGGTAAAAGGTAATGTTTGGAATGAAAATGAATTTGATCGTTTAGTTGCTACTGCTGATGTTTATGGTAAGAGTACAATTTATTGTACTTATGAATTTGCAGCAACTATTCATCCAAGTACAGCTACTGGAATTAATTATAATGCTCTTTCTGATAGAATGAAGGAAGACCTTTGGAATAATGGTACTTTTGGTAATTATAAGGGTCACACTGTAATTATTCTTCCTCAGAGTTTCGAGGACGCTGATAATGAAGTTAAGGTTATGGATCCTTCTTGCGCTTGGATTATCCCTACTGGTGCTGAAAAACCTGTTAAGGTTGCTTTCGAAGGTGCTTCTGCTGTTAGAGAAGTAGAGAATGATGACTGGTCAAGAGAGATTCAAACATACAAGAAGATGGGTGTGGCTGTTTATCATGTAAATCCTGGTATTTGTGTTTATAAGAATACTTCTCTTACAAAGAGCAATTTACCTAGTACTACTGGTGCAAATGCTGCAACTTTTGATGCAACTACAAACTGGTACACACTTCCTAACGCTTAATTCTATTAAGCAGCATAATAAGAGATAACTTAAAGGGCTTAAATATTATATAGTATAATGTTTAAGCCCTTTTTTTACTAGAGATAAAAGGAGTTTTAAAATGGATAAAAATACAATAATAAGAATTTGTAATAGGGATAATGCGGCAGTCTTTTATGATATTCCTGAAATGAATGGATTGCACAGAGTTTTCCAACCAAATGAAGTTAAAGAAGTTACATTAGAAGAACTTATTAAATTATCTTATGAACCAGGCGGAATGAGTTTGCTTAGAAATAACTTCATTTTAGATAATAAAGAAGCTATAGATATGATTCTTGGGCATGTTGAACCAGAATATACTTATACTCCAGCGGATGTTAAAAATTTATTATTGAATGGTTCTTTAGATGAATTATTAGATTGTTTAGATTTTGCGCCAGAAGGTGTAATTGAATTAGTAAAAACTTTAGCAGTTGAATTACCTTTAAATGATGTGGCTAAAAGAGAAGCAATATTAGAAAAAACTAATTTTAATGTAACTAATGCGATTCAGATTAAAAAAGAAACTGAAGCTGACATGCCTCAACCTGCGGCCGCTCCTACAAAGAGACGAGTCGTAAAAAAGACTGGATCTGAGTCAACCGCAGATACTCAAGGCCGCCGCGTAGTGAAAAAAAGTGAATAATAAATTAGGAGGTGTATGATGGATGAAATGAATTATACACCTTTCTCTATTGTTTATGACAGTTTTCTTTCTAAGATTACAGATGATATGTATATGGAATTAACTCCCTAGGATACTGATAAAATTTTAGAAGAGCTTTTAATTTCTGCTTTGCCGAAATTTGAGTTTCCAAGACAAAGTTTAGATACTGTTGAAAGAGAAGTGATAGATTAGTATAATGAAGATGGGGAACTCTCTATGGTTCGAGGGTTTGTTAATAAGTTAACAGATTAGGAAGTTAATATTATAGCCACTTATATGATAGTAGAATGGTTGGGTCAACAGCTTGCTACTGTTGAAAATACTCGTATGAAGTATAGCGGAAGCGATTTTAAATTTACATCACAAGCAAACCATATGCAAAAGATTTTGCAATTAAAGAAAGATTATGAGAGAGAGGGATTTCACTTACAGAGATTATATAAACGTCGTACGAAAGACCCTGAAAGTGGAATTTATAAAACGACAATGGGTTCTATTATGAATTATCAACCTAGAGGAGGTACCGGACAATGGGGAATGTGGTTCTAACTATAGGTATTACAATTCATTAGAATACGATAGAAAATGCTTTTAAGAGAATTATAAACCAAGTTTATAAGTTATTGCCTTTAAGGGAAGAAGGTAAAAATTGGGAGAAACCTCTTAGAACAATAATTGAATAGTTGGCGGGAATGAATAGATTAATTGGAGATCAGGATTAGCTTTATTTTTTAATATTATGTAAAATGGAAGGATTATTTAGTTTATCTAATGATTCTGATATGCAAGAGTATAGAAGAATTATATTAGAATTATTAGGTTTATTAAATACATTAAGAGATAATGTCTGCGCGAGATAATATGCAGAAACGTATTGCTTCAAATATTAATAATAATCCAGATTTCGGTTATGAAGCAAATTCTTCCTTAGATAATTTGAGTAAACGCTTAAATGTATATGGGGGTTCTGACCAGTGGGTTAGGATGAGAGAAGATAAATTAAGAAGTTTAAAGAAAGCTCTTTTATCTT